GATGGTAAAACAGATATTTTAGTATTTAGATACAATGGTGCTGTATGGCAAGAAGTAGGTAGAACATTAAATTTAAGTGAAAGTTAGGATATAATATGTACGCAATAATAACAGACGGATCAATATCAAAATATGTTACTCACCCTAAACCTTTGGTTATAGGAGATGTTCAATATCCAGCTAGAATATTTTCTGCATGGACTGCAAGTGAATTAGCAGCCATTGGAATTATAGAAGTAACTTATGATTATAGTAATAAAAAAGATGAAAAGTGGTATATTAATACTAATCAAACTTTTACATACGATGCATCTGCTGGAACTGTAACTGCAACTTATGGATCAGCTACAGCTAAAGCTCATGCTGACACTTTATGGACAGCACAAGATGAAACAGATGGTTTAGGAATTGAAGGAGAAGTTAAAGTTGAAGGTTTAAAAACACAATTAATTAAAACAATTAAACAACAAGCTGCAGGGAAATTGCAAAAAACAGATTGGTACATAGTTAGAAAAGCAGATGCAGGTACAGCAGTACCATCAGCTATTACAAATCATAGAGCAGCAGTAAGAACTAAAACAGCTCAAATGGAAACAGCTATTACAAATGCAAGTAATACACCAGCTCTTGAGACTTTATACACATACACAGAACAAGAAGATGGCTCAGTTGCTAGACCATTAGGCGAACTTCCAAGCCTGGAGTCTTAATGCCATTAATACTTGGAACTAACTCCATAAAAGGTTTTAATATATCTAATTCATGTAGATTCAATACTAATACATTAGTGTCAAGAACACCATCAAGTGCGTCAAATAGAAGAACATTTACAATTTCACAATGGGTAAAAAAGTGTGATAGAGATACAGCTAATAATGTTATATTTTGTGCAGGTGAAAGTACAGACGATCAATTTAATCTTTTTTTTAGAGATGATTTAATTTTACAAGATGAAACAAGCAATAGTGCTAATTTTACACTTGCAACAAGTGACGGATTTTTAGCGGATAATTCAGCTTGGTACCATATTGTTGTAGCTGTTGACACAACACAAGGAACAGCTTCTAATAGAGTAAAAGTATATTTAAATGGATCACAAGTTACATCATTTACTACAGAAGATTACCCTAATCAAAATGTTGAACTCAATGTAAGTAGAGCAATACCTCATTCGCTTGGTGGAAGAAAATATCAAGATTCGCAATATGCAAATGCCTACATGGCAGAGTGTGTGTTTATTGATGGACTACAACTAACACCAGCATCATTTGGAGAATCTGACCAAGATAGTGGAATATGGAAACCAATAAATGTATCTAATTTAACTTTTGGTACAAATGGATATTATTTACAATTTAAACAAAGTGGAACAAGTGCAAATAGTTCTGGTATTGGTGCAGACACATCTGGAAATGGTCATCATTTTGCAGTTGATAACCTTACAGCATTAGATCAATCTATCGACACACCTACTAATAATTTCTGTACATTAAATCCTTTACAAATTGGTCCAAGAGTAAATTATTCACAAAGCGCTGGTACTTTTTCAGAAAATAATCTTAATGTTCTTGGCACAGGTACAGCAGATGACTTTGCTGGTACAATAGCAGTATCAACTGGTAAATGGTTTTATGAAGTTAAACTATTAACTGCTTTAAATCATGGAGCTGGTTTTACTCTAGTTGATGATTTTTCAAATGGAGCTGCTAATGCATCTAATGGTATTGTTAATGGTGCTCTACAATATGGTACCATTGAAGGTGGTAGTAGTAGTAGAATTGCTAACAATGGTGATTCTAGTGTATCTCCACAAAATAACTTTGATGATGATGATATTATAAGTTTTGCTTTTGATATTGATGGAGGGACATTACAAATATATAATAATGGATCTTTAGATAGAACAATCTCAAGTATTCCAGCTGATACTTATATTCCAATGGGTGGAGATAGTTCATCAACAGACGCTAGTCTTGCATTTAATTTTGGTTCTCCAGCTTATAGTGAGAGTGGTGGTAATTCAGATGGTAATGGCTTTGGAAATTTTTCAATGGCAGTTCCAGCAGGTTACTTTAGCCTTTGCACAAAAAACCTAGCGGAGTATGGATAATGGCTTATACAACAGTAGACGATCCAACAGCATATTTTAATACACTACTTTATACAGGTAATGGTTCATCTTTAGATGTTAGTGGATTAGATTTTTCACCAGATTGGGTTTGGATGAAAAAAAGAAGCAATGCAGCAAATCATATGGTGTATGATACTGTTAGAGGAGTAAAAAAACACTTTCACACAAACACAAGTGATGTAGAAGTGTCTGAGGCTGATGATGATATAGGACTTAATAGTTTTAATAGCGATGGATTTACTGTAAAAGTAAATGGAAATACTAATACAAATACTCACACATACGCAGCATGGAACTGGAAAGCTGGAACAGCATTTAGTAATGATGCAAGTGCAACAGGAATAGGAAGTATAGATAGTGCGGGAAGTGTAAATACTACTGCTGGGTTTAGCATAGTTACCTACACAGGAACAGGAGGCAATGAAACTGTAAAACATGGTTTAAGTACTACATTAGATATGTTACTTGTTAAAAATAGAGATTCCGCAAAAGATTGGAGAATGTGGTTTAAAGGTTTTTCTGGAACAGAAAGATTAGAACTTAATAATACTGAAGCTAAAGCAACGACAAACACATCTTGGAATGGCACTATCCCAGGTTCTAGTGTTTTTAATTTAGGCGGTGATAATAATACAAATAATAACACTGATCCTTATGTTGCCTACTGCTTTCACAGCGTAAAAGGCTACAGCAAGTTTGGAACCTACTCAGGTAGTAATAGCACTAGCGGTCCATTTATTCACACTGGATTTAAACCAGCTTGGATTATGGTAAAAAGGATAGATTCAGAAGATACAGCTACTAATATGAATGGTTCTCATTGGGTTATAATAGACAATAAAAGAGATCCAATTAATGATAGTGGAACTGCTGCTGCACTTACAGCAAATAGATCGGATGCTGAAGATACTAGTAATTTAACTCATGTAGAATTTGTTTCAAATGGTTTTAAATTTAGAGGTGGAGCTGATGCTGTAAATGATACTGGTACTTATATTTACATGTCTTTTGCAGCATCTCCATTTGTTACATCAAAAGGAGTGCCAACAACGGCAAGATAATTATGTTACAAAAATTAAAATTTGAACCAGGATTTAATAAACAAGTTACTTCAACCGGTGGTGAAGGTCAATGGGTTGGTGGAGACAATGTTAGATTTAGATATGGTACACCTGAAAAAATAGGTGGCTGGTCACAATTAGGTTCTGTTGACATTACTGGTCGTAACACGGCTATTCATCATTTTATTAATACATCAGGAATCAAATATGCAGCGTTAGGTACAAATAGAATATTGTACGTTTATTCTGGTGGTATTTTTTATGATATACATCCAATTAAAACAACAACTACTTTAACAAGTGCTTTCTCTACAACTAATGGATCATCTGTTGTAACATTAACTTTTTCTTCAGCACATAATATAAACAAATTTGACATTATATTATTAGATAATTTTTCATCTATTACAAATTCTAATTTTACAGCAAGTAATTTTAATGATAATAAATTTATGGTAACTACTATTCCAACAGATACTACTTTAACTATTGATGTTGGATCTAATGAATCAGGATCTGGAGCTAGTACATCTGGTGGAATTAGAGTTAAACATTATTATCCTGTTGGACCAGCAGTTGAGGTTGCAGCAACAGGTTTTGGCCTTGGATCATGGGGCGGGCAGCAAGCAGGTCAGTTTTCATCAACACTATCATCATCTCTTAACTCTAGTGCTACTTCATTTACAATGGCCAGTTCATCTTCTTTTCCAACAACTGGAACAGTTATTATAGGTTCAGAATTAATAACTTACACTAGCAATAGTTCAGGAACTTTATCAGGTCTAACAAGAGGAGCTAGTGGTACGACTGCAGCATCTCATTCATCAGGTGCAACAGTAACCGATGCATCAAGTTTTTTTGCTTGGAACTCTGCGGCATCTGGAGATATTATTACAGCACCTGGATTATGGTCGCTAGATAATTTTGGCAATAAATTAATTGCAACTATTAATGGCGGTGAAAGCTTTGAATGGAATTCAAATCCAACTACTGCTAATTCTACTAGAGCTACAATTATAACAAATGCACCAACTTCTTCTGCATTTACTTTAGTATCAACACCAGATAGGCACTTATTATTTTTTGGAACAGAAACAACTATTGGAACAAAATCAACACAAGACCCTATGTTTATAAGATTTTCTTCTCAAGAAGATATCAATACCTATACACCTAGTGCTACTAATACAGCAGGCACTCAAAGGCTTGCTGATGGATCTAAAATTGTTGGAGCAATTAGAGGTAGAGATGCTATTTATGTTTGGACAGACACTGCATTATTTACTATGCGTTTTGTTGGTCCACCTTTTACATTCTCATTTCAACAAGTCGGCACTAACTGTGGATTGCTTGGACAGAATGCAGCCGTTGAGGTTGATGGTACTGCATATTGGATGTCAGAAAATGGTTTCTTTAGATATTCAGGTAGATTAGAATCGTTACCATGTTTAGTTGAAGACCATGTGTTTGATGATATAAATACTATACCTAAACAACATATTAATGCAGGTTTAAATAATTTATTTGGGGAAGTAACGTGGTTTTATCCAAGTTCTAGTTCTGGAACAGTAAATAAAATGGTTGCTTATAATTATTTAGATTCAACCACTCAAAGGCCTGTATGGACCAGTGGTACGTTAGCTAGATCTGCTTGGCAAGATTCAGCTGTATTTGGTAAACCTCATGCTACCGAATATAATTCAAGTGGTACAACTCCTACAACCGACACTAATTATATTTTTGGTAACACTGATGGTGTATCAACTTACTATGAACACGAAACAGGATTAAATCAAATTAAAAGTGGTGTTTCAACAGCAATAACATCAAACATTCAATCTGGAGATTTTGATATTGGTCAACAAGGAATACCTGGTGATGGTGAATATATGATGAAAATTAGAAGAGTCATACCAGATTTTATAGCACAAACAGGAGATGCTAGAGTTACATTAAATTTAAGAGACTTTCCAAATGATGCACAAGTTAGTTCATCGCTTGGTCCTTTTACAGTAAATTCAAGCACACAAAAAATAGATACACGTGCACGTGCTAGATCTATTTCTTTAAAAATAGACAACACAGCTGCAAATCAATTTTGGAGAGTAGGAACTTTTAGAATTGATTATCAACCAGATGGGAGAAGATAATGGCAAAAATAGTACAAACATTAACACAACCACCGAAAGAATACGATCAAATAACATTTTTATCTTTAGTAAGAGATTTAAATGGTTTAATAGAAAAATTAAATACAACTTTTCAAGAAGAAAAAACTGAAAATAACGATGCAGTAACTTTTTTTTTAGGATCATAATGTCTGTTTTTGTAAATAAAAAAGTCGATATAACATCAGATGCAACGTTTACTTTGTATACGGTGCCATCTGCTACAACATCTATTATAAAATCAATATTAGTAAGTGATGATAGTGGTGGTGGTTCTTCTGTTACGGTAACTTTAACTGACACAAGTGACGCTGTATTTAGCATAGTTCACCAAAGAGATATACCTGCAGACGCAGCTGCTGGACCCGTAGATCTTTTAAGCAATTCTTTAATAGTTGAGTCTGGAGAAATTATAAAAGTATCAGCAGCAAGCGCAAATAGGCTTCATGTAATACTTTCAGCTATGGAAGTAACGCCTAGAAACGTTGTAACATAATCTTGATTTATTAGTAAAAAACTAGTAGATTGAAGAATTCAGGTGAAAATCCTGCCTTTTTAATATAAACAAAATTTTAATATATATGATAACAAGAGCTCAAATCAGAAGACAATTACGTGCATCGGGTGGCATTATGAATGTAACACCTAGAGAAAGATTTGGTATTGGTAGTAGCTTTCAAAAATTTAAAGACAAAGTAGTTGACAGAACTAGAAAAATTATACCGAACGAACTAGCAGATATTGCAGTTAAAGCTGCACCATTTGTTGCACCTTTTAATCCTGGTATTGCAGGACTGATGAGAGGTATTGGTAGATTAGATCAAAGAGGAAATTTAATGGATGCATTTAAACAAGGTGCATTAACTTATGGTTTTGGTAAAGCAGCCGGTAAACTAGGTGGCGCTGAGGGTGGTGAAGGTTTTTTAGGTAGTCAAAAATATTCTATGGAAGGTTTTAAAGAAGGACCTTTAGGTAAAATGTTTCAAGGTGAAAAAAAAAGCACTTTTATCGAAGATGGTGAAACACTAGAAGGTTTAAACCAAGGAACAAAAGCAAATGAAGGAACAGGATTAATACAAACAGGAACAGATTATTTAAGCGATAAGATTCCAGGTTTTGGAAAACTAGATCAAATCGTACAAGAAAAGTTATTAGTAGGTGGGATTACTGGAGCTGCAACATATCTTTACGAAGAGTTTGTAAAACAAGAACCACCACAAGATGAAGGTGAAACTTACGAACAATACATGGAAAGAAGAAAAGAAAATGTTGGTAGAAAAATGAGAACGTATATGGATAATTATTTTGCAAACGATCCTGAGTACATGGCACTTGATGATGCTGGCAAAGATGAATTTGTTTCTAGATACAATGTTCGAGATGGTGGTCGTATAGGTTATCAGACTGGTGGTATTAGCATGGCTAACACACTACAACAAAATATTGCAAGTAACAGGGCACAAGCAACAGGGATTCAATCTATGTTAAATGCAGCAAGAAAAAAAGCAGGCTTGCCAACTGTTCAAACAGCTGCAAGAAGAACACCTCAACCAATAGCACAACCGCAAACAATGGTTCCAATGGGTCCAATAACAATATCTAGAATGGAAGAAGAACCAAAAACACCAAGTATGGAACAAATAAGTTCTGCAATGTTATCACCAATGAAAGAAACATTAGGTATAGGGTCTTCAGGAGGCATGTCATTAATGCCAAAAGTAATTGAACAAATGCAAGGAGTTGTAAAAAAACCACAACCACAACTAATGGATCCAAGAGGTCCTACACCAGAAATGTTAGCCGCAATGGAAGATGGTACATTTGAAGAAAAATTTATGGGTCCACCACAATCACAACCAGGATTTATTGGAGGAAGACCAGGTTCAGGTCCTATAGCTTTACCAGATTTAGGTGGAGGAGTAATGCCAAGACCAGGTCCAGACGGACCAATTTCAGACTTACCAATTTTTAACCCAAGACCAGATTTTGGAGAAACAATAGA